CAGTAGAAAAAGCGATTGAAGCAGCAGCAAATGCTCAACTCTTTGAACTCAATGATGCAGGCACAAGATCAAACTTTGTCAACATTGTTGAACCATTCCTAAGAGATGTTCAATCTAAGCGAGGAGTTACAGACTTCTTACTTGTGTGTGATGAAACAAATAACACACCAGATGTCATTGACCGCAACGAGTTTGTGGCAGACATATTCCTGAAGCCATCAAGGTCGATCAACTTCATAGGACTAACATTCGTCGCAACAAGAACTGGAGTTTCCTTCAGTGAAGTTGTAGGCACAGTTTAGGAGGTATAAACAATGGATAAGAACATTTTTTCAGTACCTAACAACACTAGAACAATCGATGATTTCAAGGCAAGATTGATTCAAGGTGGTGCACGTCCCAACCTCTTTGAGGTTGAGATGGCATTTCCTACAGAGGAAATCTTTCCTGAGATAGGTGATACAACTTTTAGAATGATGATCAAGGGAGCACAACTCCCTGCATCAAATATTGCTGAAGTTGTTGTTCCTTTCAGAGGTAGACAACTCAAAGTTGCAGGGGATAGAAGATTTGACCCATGGACAATCACAGTTATAAATGACGGTGACTTCAAACTTCGCGAAGCATTCGAGAAGTGGGCAAACTTTATCACTAAAGTATCCGATGGATCTGGAACAATCAATCCTAATGACTATCAAGTAAACTGGATTGTAAACCAACTTGGAAGAGCGAAGTTTACAGAAGGTCGTGCTGTTGATAGTGATTCACAACTTCCAGTTCTTAGAAGGTATCTCATGCAAGGTTGTTGGCCAAGTCAGGTCTCACCAGTAGAACTCAATTATGATACCGAAGGTATCGAAGAGTTCCAAGTTACACTTCAAGTTCAGTACTGGGAAGCGTACAAGGGTGCTGATGGACAAGGTGCTCCATCTGTGGTATAATAAATAGGATTACTATAAGTCTAAGATAATAATGGCAAAACTTTTTGGATTCTCAATAGACGATGAAGAAAAGAAGTCGAAAGGTGTAGTCAGTCCCGTCCCCCCAAACAATGAGGATGGTGCTGACTATTATCTTAGTTCAGGATTTTACGGTCAGTATGTAGATATTGAAGGTGTATTCAGAACAGAATTCGACATCATCAGAAAATATCGTAACATGGCATTACACCCAGAGTGTGATACTGCTGTGGAACATGTTGTCAATGAAGCGATTGTCGCTGACTTGAATGATAGTCCTGTGGAGATAGACTTAGATAACCTAAATGCGAGTGCAAGTCTGAAGAATGTAATAAGAGATGAGTTCAAGTATATCAAAGACCTAATAGGATTCGATAAGAAGGCACATGAGATATTCAGAAACTGGTATGTAGATGGAAGACTATACTACCACAAGGTTATTGACCTTCAAAAACCAGAATTAGGATTAGAAGAAGTAAGATATATCGATCCACTGAAGATCAAGTTGATGAGAATCAGACCAAAGGATCAACAGAAGAAGTATGATGTCAGACCATCAGGATCTGTAGGTGAGTCAGTCACTGAAGATACAAAGGTAGTAGAATTTTACACATATTACCCACAAGGAACTGCACAGAAGTATGGTAGCATTGCAGGTAAAGGTGTCAAAATTGCAAAGGATGCAATCACATATTGCTCATCAGGTTTAGTAGATAGAAACAAGCATATTGGTTTATCATACTTACATAAGTCAATCAAGGCACTCAATCAGTTACGTATGATTGAGGACTCTCTTGTTATCTACAGACTATCAAGAGCACCAGAAAGAAGAATATTCTACATTGACGTTGGTAATCTACCAAAGGTAAAGGCAGAACAATATCTTCGTGATGTAATGAGTCGTTACAGAAACAAACTTGTATACGATGCAAACACTGGAGAGATCAAGGATGACAAGAAATTCATGTCTATGCTTGAAGATTTCTGGTTACCAAGAAGAGAAGGTGGTCGTGGAACAGAGATTACAACACTTCCCGGTGGACAGAATTTAGGTGAACTTACAGACGTAGAATACTTCCAGAAGAAATTATATCGTTCACTCAATGTACCTGAGTCAAGAATAGGTGCAGATGGTGGATTCAACTTAGGTAGATCATCTGAGATCTTGCGTGATGAACTTATGTTTAGTAAGTTTGTTGGTCGCTTGAGAAAGAGATTTAGTGGTGTATTCTTAGATCTACTCAAGACACAACTAATCCTCAAGAACATAGTGACACCACAGGATTGGAATAAGATGGCAGAACATATACAGTTCGACTATCTCTATGACAATCACTTTGCAGAACTCAAAGAAACTGAGTTGATGAATGAGCGTTTGAATCTAATGGTACAAATAGAACCATACATCGGAACTTACTACTCTCGTGACTATGTGAAGCGTAAGATACTACGTCAGACAGAAGAAGAAATGATAGAAATGGATAAGGAAATGGAAGAGGAGAATGCAACAGGTGTTGGTGTACCTCTAGAGACGCAGCAAGCAATAGCACAGGGTCAAATGGAAGTTGACAGAGCGACAACTAACCTTGGAAAGAATGGAAAAGACCCAGATACAGATGGTAAAAGCACGGAGTCACCCGGCATAGACATAAAGAAAGCTAAAATATAAGTATAAATAGATATACTATATAAAAATTCAATATGGAATCAGCAGAATTAGTTGATATGATGATCAATGGTGCAACACCATCTGAGATGCAAGACGCTGTTAAAGATCTTTTGATCGTAAAAGCAGCAGACAAAATTGACGAGTTCAAACCCTCAGTTGCTAATTCTCTATTTGGTACACCAGAACAAGAGGAAGTACCAGAGACTGAATCTGAACTTGAAACTGAAACCGAAATTTCACAAGAAACACAAGAAGAAGAATGACTCAACCATTAAAACAGGTGACAGACCTCGGTATCTTGAGTAGTAATAACGCTACAGCAGTTACTGGTGATTCATTTATTGTGAAGACAGGACTATTACATGGTTCTGCTACTGCTGCAAAAGGCGGTGGATTGGTTGGGGTATGTAATACAACTACATCAGCAGTTGGTGTATCTTCAATTCATGTGAATAAACAGGATGATAAGATACTAAGATATACACACCCTGCTTCCGCAACTATCATAGCAATCACAAAAGGTAATCCTACAGTTCTACAAGTCCAAAGTAGAGACACTAAAATTGTAGAAGGTGATTTTGTCACGCTAACTGGATCTGCAGTTGGTGGATATAATACAACTATAAAGCATGTACCGGTTACTGCTGTTACTGGCGGTACTCTAAAGAATGAGTATAAGACTACAATCACAGTCACTGCCAATACATCTGCACTAGGTGCATTTACAGGAACTGCAACTCTAGCAAAATCAGTTATCCCTATATTGAAACCCTCTTCTGCAAGTGGGTGTGAGTTATACATCAATGAGGTACAACTAGGATGAAACTTATAGCAGAAGAAATCGAATCAGTTGAAATTGTAACTGAAGAGAAGAACGGTAAGAAGAATTTATACATCACGGGTCCATTTCTGCAAGCAGAGGTGGTAAATCGTAATAAACGATTCTACCCACTAGAGACAATGGTCAATGAAGTGAATCGATATAACTCATCATTCACTGATAAGGGTCGTGCTCTAGGAGAGTTGGGTCATCCAGATGGTCCATCTATAAACTTAGATCGCGTATCACATAAGATTGTTTCTCTTACTCAAGAGGGAAATAACTTTATTGGTAAGGCACAGATCTTATCAACACCCATGGGAAAAATCGCGGAATCTCTTCTCTCTGAAGGAGTGAAACTCGGAGTTTCCAGTCGTGGTATGGGTTCTATCAAGAACGTTGATGGTGTAAACCACGTCGGTGAAGACTTCATGCTTGCCACTGCTGCTGACATAGTAGCAGACCCTTCTGCCCCCGATGCTTTCGTAGATGGCATCATGGAAGGCAAGGAATGGGTATGGGAAGGAAACGTTTTGCGTGAAATGAAATGCAACGAGGTTAAGAAGTCTATAAATAACTTGGTAGATCAAGAAATCTTAGAGGCAAACAAGTTGCGTCTCTTCGCAGACTTCTTATCTAACTTATAAATAATAATATTAACACATTCTAAGTACATTCGGAACCATAATGGCTGAAGAAAAAACACTACATGAGATGGAAAATCAGGTAACGAAAGGTGCTAAGTCTGCCGATCCAATGCCAAAGGCACCTAACTACGTCCCAGACGCAGGTGCAATTGAGGATCTCGGCGGTCCTACTCCTCAGAACTCCAAGTCTACAGACGACTCTAACAAGTTGAAGTCTCCATCTGCTAAGTTCGCTCAAACAGGCGATCCACAAACAAAAGGAACTGCAGGTACAGTTCAACAAGATGGTCCTCTCGGTCCAGTTGGCATGAAGTCAAGTGGATATGGCAATGGTGCCAACGAAGAGGTTGAGACTGAGGAAAAGGTAGAAGATGTTATCCAAGAAGAAGAGATCGATCTTTCACAAGACGTTCAAGCACTTCTTGAAGGTGAAGAACTCTCTGAAGAGTTCAAAGATAAAGCAACTACCGTTTTTGAGGCAGTTGTAAAATCAAGAATCGCCGAAGCAAAAGAGGCGATCTCTGCTCAGTACGATAAAAACCTTATCGAAGAAGTTGAATCTATCAAGAAAGAACTTACTGAGAGAATTGATTCATACTTAGAGTACGTATCAAATGAGTGGTTCACTGAGAACACACTTCAATTAGAATCAGGAATCAGAGGAGAACTCTCTGAGTCCTTTATGACCGGTCTAAAGAACCTTTTTGAAGAACATTATGTAAACATCCCTGATGAGAAATATGATGTACTTGAGGCAATGGTCGAAAAATTAGATGATATGGAGACTAAACTCAATGAACAGATTGAGAGCAACGTTAATTTAACAAAGCGTTTAGCGACATCTGTTTCCGACAACATCCTAGATGAAGTCTGTGAGGGTCTTGCATTATCTCAAAAAGAGAAGATCGCAAGTCTAGCAGAAGGCGTTGAGTTTGAAAGTGAAGTACAATATCGTGAAAAATTGTCTACTCTTAGAGAGACATATTTCGCTCCTAAGAAACCAGAGGCAAGTTCACAAGAAGTTATCTCTGAAGAGGCACC